CATCAAAATCCGCCCGCAATTCTATCGCTGTACCCATGACCATGTCCTCCCAAGACCTGCCGCCATAGATTCAGACTTTCGGCGCGTTGGGAATCCCCTCCTGAGTCAGCCTTCGCGCCGCTTGGTAGAAGTCCTACTTTGTGGAAAGCGCCGAAGAATACGTCGCGATCCCGGCCCTCATTGCGGAACCCGAGCTCCTCGACGATGCCCGTCGTTTCATGCGGCGCAAGGGCAAGGAATGCCTGGACGAAGCTGACCGACTGGATGCGCTCTACGTCGCGGTGACTGCCGAAGGTTCTGATGCGTTGCAGGCGCAGCATGAGGTGTCGGCATGACCGGCGCGCTGCCCATCATCACTGCCGATCAGCGGCTGGCCGAACCGCGCGGCATCAAGGGCTGCATCTTCGGCAAATCCGGCATCGGCAAGACCAGCCTGCTGTGGTCGCTGAATGCCACGACGACCCTGTTCATGGATCTCGAGGCGGGCGATCTCGCCATCGAGGGCTGGCAGGGCGACACGATCCGGCCGCGCACATGGATGGAGTGCCGCGATTTTGCGGTGTTCATCGGTGGTGCGAACCCCAGCTTGCGCGATGATCAGGCTTACAGCCCGGCGCATCATGCCGCCGTTTGCCAGAAGTTCGGCGATCCGACTGCCGTTGACCGCTACGAGACGCTGTTCGTCGATTCCATCACCGTTGCCGGGCGGCTCTGCTTCCAGTGGTGCAAGGGCCAGCCCGAGGCGTTTTCGGAAAAGACCGGCAAGCCGGATGTCCGGGGGGCTTACGGGCTGCATGGCCGCGAGATGATCGCCTGGCTCACCCATCTGCAGCACACCCGCCGCAAGAACATCTGGTTCGTCGGGATCCTCGACGAGAAGCTCGATGACTTCAACCGCAAGGTGTTCTCGCCGCAGATCGACGGCGCCAAGACCGGGCTGGAACTGCCCGGAATCGTCGATCAGGTCATCACCATGGCCGAGATTGCCAGTGCCGATGGCCAGACCGCACGCGCCTTCGTCTGTCAGACGCTGAACCCCTTCGGCTTTCCGGCCAAGGATCGTTCCGGGCGGCTCGACATGGTCGAAGTGCCGCATCTGGGCCAGTTGATGGCCAAGATCCACGGCCCGGTGCGCCCCGCGGCAGCCCGCCTGACCTATCCCGCAGCAGTCGAAAGTCCGTCTGCCGCTGCCGCCGCAAACCCCTCCCACGTCAATTGAAAGGATTAATCCGATGACCGGACTCTGGAACGATTTCAACTCCGCGCAAAGCAGCGGCAACGTCATCCCGAAGGGCACACTGGCCAAGGTGCGTCTGACCATCCGCCCCGGCGGTTTCGACGATCCCTCGCAAGGGTGGACTGGTGGTTATGCCAAGCGCGGTGCCACCGTGGCGGTCTATCTCGATGCCGAATATACCGTGGTCGAGGGGCCTTATGCCAAGCGCAAGATCTGGTCGCTGATCGGGCTTTACAGCCCCAAGGGCCCGGATTGGGGCAACGCTGGGCGCGGGTTGATCAAGGGCATCCTGAATTCGGCGCGCGGCATCGCCGACAAGGATAATTCGGCCCAAGCGCAGGCCCGCCGCCGGATCAGCGGCTTTGCCGAGTTGGACGGGATCGAATTCATCGCCCGCATGGACATCGGGTCCGACACCAATGGCGAGGACAAGAACGAGGTCCGATCTGCCGTCACGCCCAGCCACCGCGATTATGCGCAGTTGATGGGACACGGCAATGCTGCCCCGATGCCGGGTTACAGCCAGCCCCCGGCAACCAGTACGCCGCAGCAGGGTTATGTCGCCCCGGCGCAGGTCTACATCGCACCCGGCACCCAGCAGCAGACACCGCAAACCCCTGCGACCCCCGGTTTTTCCGGGCGTCCCAGCTGGGCCGAGTGAGGGGAAGACCGATGCGCCTTCGCCCCCGTCAGAAAACCTTTGTTGAGCGCAGCCTTGCTGCGCTCGCAACACGCGGCAACACGCTGAGTGTGGCGAGCACCGGGTTTGGTAAAACTTTGGCTTTGTCTGCGGTTGTTGGGCAGCGCATTGCCGAAACCGATGCCAAGGCCTTCGTGCTGGCGCACCGCGACGAGCTGACCGATCAGAACCGGGGCAAGTTTGCCCGGGTCAATCCCGGCCTGACCACGTCGGTGGTCGATGCCAGTGCCAAGTCGTGGGCGGGTCAGGTGACCTTCGCCATGGTGCCGACGCTGGCCCGGACCGGCAATCTCGCCGCCATGCCGCGCCTCGATCTTTTGGTGATCGACGAGGCGCATCATGCGGTGGCGGCAAGCTACCGCCGCATCATCGACCATGTCCGCAATGCAAACCCTGACGCCCGCATCTTCGGCGTTACCGCCACCCCAAACCGGGGCGACAAAAAGGGCCTGCGCGAGGTGTTCGACAATGTCGCCGACCAGGTGCGTCTGGGTGAGTTGATCGCCTCGGGCCATCTGGTCCCGCCACGCACCTTCGTGATCGATGTGGGCGTGCAGGACAAGCTGCGCGCTGTGCGCAAGTCGCTGGCGGACTTCGACATGGCCGAGGTCGCGTCGATCATGGACCGTGCGCCAGTGACGGACGAGGTCATCCGGCACTGGAAGGAAAAGGCGCAAGAGCCAGGCGGCGAACATGTCTACCGGCAAACGGTGGTGTTCTGTTCCACTGTCGCCCACGCCGCCCATGTAACGGAGGCCTTCAACGCCGCAGATGTGCCTGCCGGGCTGATCCATGGTGATCTACCAAGCGAGGATCGCCGCGAGATTCTTGCCGCCTACGCGGCCGGGGATATTCGCGTCATCGTCAACGTGGCGGTGCTGACCGAAGGCTGGGACCATCCGCCGACTTCCTGCGTCGTGCTGCTGCGGCCCTCATCCTACAAATCGACCATGATCCAGATGGTCGGGCGCGGGCTGCGCACCATCGATCCGGAGGAACACCCCGGCATCATCAAGACCGACTGCGTCGTGCTGGATTTCGGCACGTCGAGCCTGATCCACGGCACGCTGGAGCAGGATGTGGATCTCGACGGCAAAACCGAGACTGGTGAGGCCCCGACCAAGGTGTGCCCGGCCTGTGGCGGCGACATTCCACTGGCCTGTTTTGAGTGCCCGCTTTGTGGCGAGGTGTTCGATCGCGAGGAGGACCTGCGTTCACAAGAGGCCGATGATGGGACGCTGAGCGGTTTCATTATGACCGAGATTGATCTGTTGAAGAGGTCCAGCTTCGCCTGGATCGATCTGTTCGGGGCGGATGACGCGCTGATGGCCAACGGGTTCAACGCCTGGGGCGGCATCTTCTTTCTGGAAGGACGCTGGCATGCTGTCGGCGGCGCAAAGGGCCAAAGCCCGCGCCTGCTGGGCATCGGTGAGCGGACCGTCTGCCTCGCACAAGCCGATGATTGGCTGAACGAGGTCGAGACCGACGAAAGCGCCTTCAAGACGCGCGGCTGGCTGAAACAGGCCGCCACGGACAAGCAGCTGCAATATCTGCCGCCCGCCTATCGGCAGGATTACGGCCTGACGCGCTATCACGCCTCGGCGCTGATGACCTTCACCTTCAACAAGCGGGCAATCCGCCATCTCGTCATGACCGCCGCCCCCGACCAGCGAAGGGCAGCGTGAGCCATGTCGCGCAAATCTCATCCCCGTCCCCGGCGGCTCCGGATCAGCCAGGCCTTGATCGCCTCTGGCATCCGCGCCCTTTGCTTTGCGCCGTCTGCACATCTCGAACCCGAGGTTTCGGTTGGTTCGATCCCCACCAGCCACGCCCGCACCGAACCCGCCGCTGGTTTTGCTCAATGGGCTGCCAGGCGGCTTTCACCCTCAAGGCCCGAAAAGGATTGAAGATGGTCGATTTTACCGAAGAGGAAACGCAGGCGCTGCCCGCTGTGATGCGCGCGCTCGCCCCGGAGATGGAACGCATCGGCTGGGACCGCTCGCTGGGCCAGCTGACCCGGAACGACATGCACCGGTTGATCGTGATGATCGTCGAGGCATTCCGCGCAGAAATGGCCGAGATCGCCAGCCAATCGGAGATCCCCTTCTGATGCTGGACTATAATCACAGGCCCAGCTTTGCCGACAAGGTGAACGCCGCCATCGACGCAGCCCTGACCACCGACAATGCCGCACGCACCCCGCGCGATTATCTCGGCGGCTCGCGCCTTGGCCATGCTTGCGAACGGGCCTTGCAGTTCGAGTTCACGCATGCGCCGAAAGACGAGGGCCAGGACTTCAGCGGCCAGCTGCTGCGCATCTTCGCCATCGGCCATGTCCTTGAGGATCTGGCGGTGGCATGGCTGCGCGGCGCGGGCTTCGATCTCTATACCCGCAAGGGCAATCGCCCCGATGGGGGCCAGTTCGGCTTCTCGATCGCCGGTGGGCGCATCCGTGGCCATGTCGACGGCATCATCGCCGCAAGCCCCGAAGGCTTCGGGCTGGCCATCCCCGCGCTGTGGGAATGCAAGACGATGAACGCCAAGAACTGGCGTGCTTGCGTCAAAGATGGCGTCACCAAATCCAAGCCGGTCTATGCAGCCCAGATCGCAGTCTACCAGGCCTATATGGACGCGACGATCCCAGGCATCGCGGCCGCGCCAGCGCTGTTCACCGCCATCAACAAGGACACCGCCGAGATGCACCACGAGTTGGTGCCCTTCGATGCCGATTTAGCACAGCGCATGTCGGATCGCGGCGTGCGGATCCTGCAGGCCACCGACGCGGGCGAGTTGCTGCCACGT